GTAGCCATTGGCCGATAAGGACGGCGCAGGCTGTGATAAAGATCGATCACTTCATCAGCTGTAAAGGCATTGGTATCGGCCGCTGTAACACCAACTTCGGCCATCTGTACAACGCCCGTCGGTTTACCGCTACCGTCACCCCACACAAAAGCCGATTCCTCCAAATTCCCGAAGCGACGTCCATAGGCTCGCACCAAAAAAGCCTCCAGATCAAAGGCATTGTCGTAGAGCAATTCTTCCGACACCTTAATGATCGTCGTTGCCTTGAAAGCGCCAAGCAGTATCTGATCGAACACAACATCGCTCTCATGGTAATCGGCCATTTCATCCGTCCAATCGGCGGTCCCATGGTCCGCCACGATCGGCGTCTCCATATTGCCCGAACTGGTCGTAATAACCGTTGCCAGGGTCCGCATGACGTTAAAATCCGCCAGCGCCTCGATCAGCATCCGGTTAAACTCATCCGGTACGATATATCCGCCGGCCGGATCGTTGCCGACATTCAGCGCCCGCTGTTCCTCATAGGGTATCGGAACGCCGCGATGCGTTCTGACCATGGCCCACCAGGCCGCCCGGTATTCATCGGATGCAATCGGGTTCGCACCCCGGTTCGCGATGGCACCTTCGGCCGGGTTCGGCGCCGGGTTCTGGTCGATGCGCTCATTCAGCAGTGCTTTCCGCTCTTCGATTTTCTTCCGTCTTTCGACATCCCTTTCAAGGGTTCTGATTTCGTCCGTCAGCTTGTCGAACTCCTTGTCAAGCTTGTCGAAGCTTTCCTGCTCTTCGGCGGAAAGGTCGCGGTTTTCCTTGTCGGCCTTGTCGTACAGCGCCCGCTGTTCCTCAATGACCTTTGCCCTCTTCTGCTTAAGTTCAGTCAATTTGTCCATTTTAGCCCCCTAAAATTTTTGCGTTTAATGAAAGCTTGATTTTCCGTCGCGGAAATCTTTTATGTTCAGCGGCCGCCACTTCCAGGCGCCGCAGTGCAACCGACGTGTCAGGATAAGCCGGCATCGCCACCACCGAAACGTCATACAGTTCGGCGACTTCAAGAATAATTCGCCGGGCCGTCCCGTCTTCCAGGTTTTCCCATTCATCTTTCGCAACACGGAAACCGAACGATTGAGCCGTCAGCAGGCCGGCGCCGATGTCTTCTACCGTGCCGCGGTAATTCGCTGTTTCAACTGGGGTGACTTCCATTTTCAACCCTTTGTCATCCTCGTAAAGCTTCATGTTCACGCCGCGCCGGCCGAACAAAAGGTCATAATTGTGATTCTTCACTGCCACCACGTCCGGGCTGGTTCTCAATGCCCGCCCGAACGCGCCGGGCTCTATAATTTCGATGAAACCGCCCAAGTCTTCGCTTTCGCGGTTGAACACGGCCGGATAACCGACGATATCCGGCAACCCATCTTCGCCGCCCGTCTGCCGCAGTTCCGGGACCGTGTTTATAAACCGCTTTTCTATGGGCTTTTTTCTCTCCATGATCTTCCCCCCTCGTTTCGTCCGGCTTGCGGACGGTTTTTTCGTATCCCCGCAAATATCTCATGCCGCCACAATCACACAATCGCACCCGTAATGTAAAGGCGGATGTCTGACAGTCCCATAAACGCGCATCGGTTCCGTGTCCGCATCCGGCTTCAATGTATCACCGGCGCCGGCGAATTGCTCCGACCGACCGACGATTTTCCCGTTCATCGCCTTGCAATACGGGCAGGTGTCTGTCCCAGTGATGCGCCACTGCACTTTTGAGCCGATGGAAAAGGCCAGGGTCGCGAATATGGCGGCCGCGGCCCGGGTCGATTCATTGACGGCGATTTTTTCCGGTCGCCTTTCTTCCCACTGATCAAGCCGCCGGGAAATAGCGTCGACTGGTTCCTTTTCCGTCGTGTATAGTGCCCTCAACTGCCCTTCGCTTGATTCAATGTGGCGGATAATATATCCGTCCATGTAGTCTTCCGAAAAGGATTCTTCCAGGCCTTCCGGCGGGTCCATCGGCAAAATGTCCCGGGTCAAGCCGGCGATGTCCAGAATGAGCCCCGCGAAGGTGCCGGCCAGGTAGTTCCGAATCGTCCCCTTAAATGTCTGGTAAAAGGCATCAAGCCAGGCTTCGAAATCCTGGACCGCCTTCTGGCGGCTTTCACCGATAATGCCATCGCGAAGGCCGCGGACCTCTTCGTTTACAAGCCGTTCGGCGGCCCGGCGAATCGGTTCCCGGTAATTGTTCGCGATTTGCTGTCTTGCCAGGGCTTCCATGGGAAGCGCCCGCGATTCGGTCCCGATAAGAAGCGGCTTGAAGGGCTCGACCTTCTTCGGCTTCTGCCGCAAGTTCGAAATGCCGGCCACTGCCGACATCGGCGCCAGGTTTATCTGCACAAAGTGTTCGTCGCCGCCGTCGACCGGGTTCAAGTTCTCCAGTGCCCGGATTTCGTTCGGCGATATGGCGCCCAGGTTGAACAGGGTCCGGTAAAAGTCGGCCCGGCTTTTGGAATCACCGCGAAGAAGCCCTTCCACGTTGAATTCCGCGAAGAAACCGGCCTTCCGGTCATTGTCAGACAAAAAATAGCTGTTCAGGGCTTGTTCTTGACGGACAAGCCACGGGCGCAAGGTGTTCACCACGAACTGGATGGCTTGATGTTCGATGTTCGAGTTATGCACCACGACGCCCGAAGCAATAAAAGAGTGCGTGCCATCAACTTCGATGTCGTAAACCGGTTCTCGGGAGACGGTTTCGATTGACACGATACGGGATAACTCAAGATGCGCTGACCCGAACCCGCGTCCACCATGCCGCGGATATGCCCGGTCTTTGCGGTCAAAAGGCCTGCCGGCCTCAAGCCGCTCGATATACCGCTTGTCGTAAGATCCGATACGCCTGTTGTCGCCAGGATTTGAGGCCGTGAAAAGGAAAATGGTCGAGTCAAACGGGTTTCCGTTTGGTAGCGTGACGGTCGCCCGGCGTTGCCGTAGATTGGTTACTGGTACGCCGCAGGAAATGCAAAGGTGCCTGACCTGTTCGAGCATTTCCGGGTTGACCGAGTGGAACACAACCCGGCCCTTTTTATCAACCGAGCCGTCCGCATCCAGATACCCGCGGACGAACGCCAGGCAAAACCCAAGCTCGGCAAGCTCTCTGGCCGCCGTCACGGATGAAAAGCGTGCCATGCGCTCATGCTCCCGGATATTAACGGGCGCCGTCTCTGCAGCCAGCATATCACCGCGCCCATTGCCGCCGACATACCGCACAAAAGACGCCTCGATGATTTGTCTGTATGCCGGCCAATAAGATGCGCTCTTATGCCTCGCGATGTAGATGCTGCCGGAATCCAAAAAGACGTTGCCGTCGCCTATCAGCAGGCCCAGGAACGACATAAAGCCCTCTGTCAGCTTTCGTCCATTCGGTGCAATCTCCCGCCCGGAGTCTGGCATTTTACCCGCCACCACCATGACGTCACCGACCTGAAGGTCGCCTGCCGGCATAAAACGGCTTTCCCACTTGATGCACTGATACCCCCCAACACCAGACTTGGGTGCCGCCACTTTACGACGGATCAGCACCGGGTGCTTGCGGTTGCACCGTAGGGTTCGGTTCGTAGACTTGATCTGCAGGATATCATCAACGCCCGTTTCGGATACGGCCTTGACGCTGGAGAGGACCATCTGCCCCGTCTCATCAACCGACCAAACCTTGTCTCCCGGCTTTATGCGCTCGATGCCTTTCGGGCCGCCGGCGGTAAACACCGGCTCTCCGGCCGGAAGGCAATACGTCGCCCGATCCAAAATGCCGATCATGTGAGGGGGAACTTTAAAAATTCCACAGATGTCCGTCGCCTTCGCCTTCGAAAGGCCCAGAAACTGCAGGTCTTCAAGTGGAATCGTCGCCCGTTCGAACTTTTCACCGTTCGGAAGAACCATAAGTCCCTGTGCGTTTCGCATTCCCTGGAACTGTTTCGCGAACGACTGCATATAGGCTTTCAGTTCATCCGTGTCCATCGCTTCGGCTTCGGCCGGCATCGTAATGATAGCGCCCGGATTCGTGCCCGTGCCGAAGAATTTCGCGCCGAACTGGTCCATGGCTAGCGCCATGCCAAGGGTTTCCCGCTGATAGGAAATCACGGAAATGCCGTTGATGCCGTTCTGCGTGTATCCCGGAATATGAAGCATGTTCTCGCGCCGGATTGTCCGCTCTTTTTCGGTCCCCGACTGGTAGACGTAATAAACATTCCCGCTGTCATCAAGCTTCGTTTCGACCTTGTCCGCCTGCATGGGGATGATTTCGACCACGCGGCCGGAAACCGTCCGGTCAAGATAGTCGTATCGGTTCCCGTTCAATAGCAGGTGCCCCTGTTGCATCTCCCGCCAGGTGAAACTGGTCATAAGGCTGTTGGGTTTTTGATGCAATAGGGGATATGCCCAGTGATCAAGCGCCAGGTCTTTCCCGCCGTCTTTTCGTTTGCGGAAAATCTGCAGGGGAAGGCTTGCGACCGTTTCTGATAGCAATGTCACACAGGCGTAAACGGCCCACAGGGTCATCGCCGTGTCTGCGCCGACGTTCACCCCGGAATTCGTTTTTAAGCCGCCAGAAAGCCAATCTGTGAACCATGAAGGCGGGTTCGAAAGGGTGAAACGGTTTCTTTTGGATGCGATTCTAGGAAAAATCCCCATATTTTCTACCTTGTCGCGAAGAATGAGGAAACGAACATCAGGCCGCCGATCACGGAAAGGGAAATGCCGGCGCCTTTCCACAAAAAAAGGCCTGTACCGATAGCGGTAAGGCCCAAAACGAACAAAATGTCGTTTGTATCTAGCTTCTTTTTCATGCCGAAAAGTTTTCCACCATAGATTTCAAGTGTCAAGCTTTTTTCAAAACATGGCTATATATAGCCATATTATTCTTTTTTTCTCCGTTTTCTTCTGCCTTTTCGCCGTTTTCGTCCTCTTCACGGACCGTTTCGTCGGTCGAAAATCGCCATCCGCAGAAAGGACAGAACCTTCTGCGATAAATGCGGTCCGAATAATGCACCGTTTTGACAACTTCAGTGCCGGAATAGCACCGCGGGCATCTCACTTTTTGACCTCTACAAAAACCGGCATCATGACTTTTTTCTTCTTCGGTTTCGATGCCATCAGGCGGCCCAGTGCATAGACGCATCCCATGACACCGTCGATTTTCCCCTGGGAACCGGATTTAATCGGCTTTCTCCATCCGTCCGGGCTTTCCGCAAGTGCCACATTGTCGAACATCCACCGCAAAACCGGATTCCCGCCATGGTCGAACATTTTCGAAATCAGGCGCCGTTCGAACTCGTTCACCACCGGGCCGACCATCTGGTAATGGTTTGTAAGGCCGATAACCACTGGGCTTTTCTCTGTGTGGCCCAGTTTATCCCCCAGTTTCTGGGAAAACTCAATCCCCTGAAACTGCTTGTCCATGCCGATAAGCTTTAAATCTAAAATATCCGAATCAGCTTCAATCTGATTCCTCACCACGTCATAATCGATCGCGTCACCATCAGTGATTTTTACCCACCCGGACCGGCGCCACCCGTCATATTGACGGCGATATTTGTTCTTTCTCGAATCCGCCCAGGCCTTCGGCGCCCAGGCCCGCATGATAATGGAAACTTTCATCCGGTCTTCAGGGTCCGGCAACATGTAAATCAGGCATGTCATGTCCGAAACGGCCGAAAGGTCGATTCCCATAACCGCAAAACGGCCGGCGAAACGCTCCAGGGTCGCATCAAGGTCGACGATGCCGTCTTTCATCACATAAAGGCCGGATGTTTTGTTCTGGTCATAGATTTCCATGTCAAGCCATCGGCTTTCGCTCTGCACCCACATATTCAGGTGTTTTCTTTCGAAGTTCGCCTGTGCCGATGGCATACCCTTGACCTTGCGGGCCTTTCTCGCCAGATATTCCAGTTTACATGACACCCCCAGGTTCGGGTTCGCCTTTATCCAGACGCGGCTTTCTTCCGGCCGTCTAATTTCAAGGTCGTCTTCCCACTTGTCCCCCTTGTCGATTGTATAAATCATGGCAAAAAAGGTGTCGTCGTCGAATCCCTTTCGGAATCCGCGCAATATCTTTTCGCCATAGTCCCGGAGCTCGTAACAGATGGTTTCACGGTCGGCGCCGGCGGTTGTGATGGCGACTTGAAGCGGTTGTTCCCTTGACGCGGTTGACTCTTCAATCACGTCCCACAAGTCGCGGGTCGGCCAGGCGTGTAATTCATCGCAGATTGAACCGTGCGTATTAAGGCCGTCAAGGGTGTTATGGTCGGATGAAAGCGGTTGAAAATTCGAAAAGGTGTCTTCGACCACCAGGGCATGTTTGTAAACATCGACCATTTCCGCCAGGTCCGGCGACCGCTTGACCATTTGCCGCAGAATTGAGAAAACGATTTTCGCCTGGTCCCGCGTCGTCGCCGATGAATAGACTTCTGCTCCCCATTCTTCGTCCATTGCCAGTAAATAACCGGCAATCCCGGCCGCCAGGGTCGATTTCCCGTTCTTCCTGGCGACTTCGATATAAGCAATGCGGAACCGCCGCTTCCCGGTTTCCCGCCAGGTCCACCCGAAAAGGCTTCCAATCAAAAAGCACTGCCAGGGCTCAAGGTCGATGGTCTTCGCAGGCGGCTTCGCCAGTTCACCCTTGACATGGGGAAGAAACGCGAAGAATTCAATCGCATCAATTGCCAGGCCCGGTTCGAACTTCAGTTCCGGCCGCTTCAGGTCGTAAAAGAACCGGTCTACCGCAAGCCGCACCAGTTCACCGGCGACGATAAAGCCATCACGGACCGATTTCGCATACCACCAGAAAAGCCGCCAGTGATAGTTCACTTTCCTGCCCGCCGCTTCAAGCGCCGCTTCGAAAGGGCGCCCTTGCTTTTGTTTTTCGGAAGCTTGACACCGCTTCGGCTTGCAGGCGTCAGTCCGAATTCGGCGCACCATCTGCGCAATTGTTCCGCCGCGGCTTTCTCAATGGCAACCCATGGGGACGGCATGGGATAGCCGTTCGGCGATAGGACAATATGTCCAAGATCCCGGATATTGTCCCGGGCAATCATCCACTTTTCGTAAGTCGCCGCATACAGGGTCAGCGCCGTAATATCGGCGGCCGTTAACATGCCGGCTTTCACCATGATTTTCCCGGCCCGCTTGAATTCCCGCTTCGCGATTTCCCCCAGGCCAGGCGGACAATGTGGAAGACGGGTCAGATATTCATGCTCCACGTCAGCGCCGGCGCTCTTCCGGCGATAGGTTTTATCGCCGCCCCGAAGGGCTCTGACATTATCCGGTAAAGGTCGCGGTTTCGGCTTCATTTTTCCCCCTTTT